CCCGGCGGCAATCGAGAAGTCGTTGAACAGCACCCCTTCCAAGGGCTTGGTCAGAGTGTTGCAGGCCAGCGACGGGGACGCATGGGTGACCACACCCACGTTCAGGTCGTCGTATTCGAGGTTCGTGTACACCCCGGCGTCGAACCGGGTCTTGTCATTGATGGTTTCCTCGTGGTGCAGGTACTCCAGCATCAGGGACAGGCCGTAGAACGTCGCCGTCGTGGTGGTCACGGTGGTAGGGTATAGGTCCCCGGCGATGCTGAAACTCCCGGCGTAGGTCACGTAGTCCGGCTTGACCGGCGTACCGGCTACCAGATAACGGGAGATGCCGTTGGCCGACGGACAATGAATACTCAGGACGTAGTCCTTCCCGGCCAGCAGGGTAACGTTGTTCAGCATGTTCTCGGTCAGTTCGATGGTCTGGAGCGTGTTGATTTCGTTGGGGAGCGGGGTTTTCTTGAAGGTCATCACCCGCCGATTGGCGGTCTGGCCCTCATCGACCCAGCCTTCCCACAAGGTCAGGGTGTACTCCACCCCGGCAATCAGCGGGACCCAGCGTAACTTGAACGCCTTCATGGGGCGGCTCAGGTTGAACTTCCAGCCGTAGGTCGTACCGGCTACACTAGAAAAAGGGCTAAAGCCCGTTAGGGCCAGCCCGTCAGTCAGGATTCCCTTCGTCCCGGCGTCCACAACCACAGAGCCCTCGGTGCGTCCGAGGCTGGCGTACTGGTTGGCGGTGCCCTTCTCCCAGTCCGGCTTCTCGGTATACCGATAACTCATCCGTGGTGCGTCGCTGTACAGCCGGTCATCCGAGGCCATCACGAGATGGCTGGTGCCGTCCTGCTTGAACAGCATCCCGAGGCCCGTAGTCGGGGCCGTGTGGAAGGGTGCCGGGTAGCGTTTCCGCCGGCCCTTCAGGGGGACGATGGTGCCCTTCTGCTCGAAGGAGACGTTGATGGCCTTCTGGGCCTCGCTCTTGTTCAGCAGGGAGCCGTTGATGGTGGTATTCAGCCCACCGGAGAAGTCGTTGATTTGCTCGACCTTCGATGGGGATTCAGGTGCTTTTCTATCCGGTTCTACATAAGGCATGGCAGAGCCCCCTTTCTACAGTAGTATTTCTTCGTGGAACCTTCGTCCGGTATATCCTCCGGAGTCCAGCGTCTCCTTGACACGGGTGTTGGACCGCTTCAGCAGTTCGGCAATCAGTTCCCCCTTGCCGGAGTTGAAGGCACTCATGTACTCCCGGTACAGGCTCATGTTCCCGTTCTTCCGGTGGGCCCGGCCTACGGCATAGTCCACAATCAGGTTGTCCCAGCCATTGGGCAGGGCGGGCCTGTCGTCAGGCTCCACAAGAACAGGTGGCTTGTAGACGTAGTAGATGGTGACCTCGCCGCTCGCTGTCGCCGGGTAGACGTGGACCACGTCATAGGTGATGGCGTACTGGACGGGGGCACTATCGCTCACCACCATGGCCTGAAGGGCGGATGGGAGCAGGAGCCGGTTCTGGTACCGGATTTCGATGAGTTCCACAAAGTCATCCGGCAGGGTGATTTCCCCGTTCACGATGGGGAGGGTGGTGTACTTCTCAAAGAGGGGCGTACGCCCTAACTCCTTGATGCAGTCGTTGATGAAGGTCTGACGTTCAAGGTCGCTGATAAGTCCCGGGTCCAGTTGCATCTCGGACTTGATGGCGTCCTGCAATTCCTGAAAGGTTCGGTTATTATTCAACGTCCTCACCACCTACTCCGAGCAAGTCCAGCAGTTCGGCTTTCGGGGCGTCCCTGTGGTACTTGATGCCCCGGTCATCGAGCAGGGCCTTGAGGGCGGCTTTCGGCAGTTCGGCGTAGTCGATGGTCGTCTCGGGCTCCAGCATGACGTCGAAGTCCACAAGGGGGGATGTCTCCTTCTCGAACTTCGGGAAGGTCTCCTCCAGCACGACAACGGGCTTCGCCATGCTGTTGATGGACAGGGCCACGTCTGGGGGCAGTTCGACGGATACGCCGTCTGCGGGGATGTGGACCATGCCGTGGCCGAAAATCTCGATGTTGATGGTGCTTCCGGTTAGATTTTTGTAGTAGTGTGCCATGGTATTTACCTCCTTATACAAAGAAAGGGGCGAGTAATCTCGCCCCTCTTAGCCTGATTGCTGATGAAGTTACAGAGCGGTGTAACTGATATCCGTCAGTTTTCCGAAACGTCTGCAATTGTTCATGGTCAGGTTGCAGGTCAGCAGGATTTCCTGCTTCTTAGCAATTCTGGTGTCGTCCTCCCGGAACGGCGTAGTCTTGAAGTTGGCGTCTTTGTGGACCCGGAACTTCATGTACTTGCTGTTCAGGAAGTACATAACGCCTTCCGGACAGTTCATGTCAGCGATGATGGGCTTGCCCATGAACTCCAGAGTCTGGAATCCGTAGTCGGCCATCTTCTTGCCCATGGTGGTCTGAATCTGCACTTTGGACTCTACTTTCTTGAAGTATTCGTGCCAAGTAGCAAGACCACACAGGATGAGGTCAGGCTGGTCGTTGCCGTCCGAGATGGACAGGAACAGTCGGACCATCTTGTTCAGGTCCAGAGCCGCCGCAGTACCGGGGGTAGTTGCGTGGTTGGACATGATGTTGGCGTTCCACCAAGTGTTGGTGGTTCTGTCGATACCACCGTATGTGCCGGTGTTCGCAATAGCGGCACCCAGCCCGGTGATGTTCTTACCGGAGTTGCCGGTACCGTCACCGTACAACTGGGTAGTGACAGCGTCCTTCAGCGTAGACTCAACAATCTGGATTTTGGACTTCAGCATGGACAGAACCTGAGTCTCACCGGCGTTCTTCAGTTCTTCATCCTTAGAGATGATGATAGGAGCGACGATGTTTTTGGGCTCAAATTCAGCAGCGGAAATCGGAATGTTGGTGTCGTACGACACGGTGTCGTACAGGCTGTAGGACTTGACGCCGTTGATGTTCCCGTAAATCAGGGGCTCAACGATTTTGTGTCCGCCCGGGAACGTCTGCTGACGCTGTTTCAGGTAAACCAGAAACGGGTTGGACTTGTAGAAGTTATCCACCAGTTTGGGGATATACTTTTTCTCGGTCAATGCGGTTAAAGCATCATAATTTAGTGCCATGGTATTCACCTCCGGTTATGTGATTAATCGTCGGTAAACAGTTTCACTCCTGTTCGGGCCAGCACCGCCTTATCGGACATCTTTCTGAAGTCGGATGGGGTCGTCTTGGCCTTCTTGGCCACACCAGTCTGCGTAGCCGCCCGTTTCTTGGCAACTTCTTTGGACTGCTGTTTCTTCTGTTCACCGGCCTGTTTTGCTTTGTCGATGATGCCTCTCTGTGAGCCCTTCCACGCCATATAGGCCAGTTTCAGGGATTTCTTGTCGTCCACAGAGTAGCCTTGGTCCTCCGCCCAGTCCAGAATCTTATCGGAGTGCTTTCTGAAGATGGGGTCGGCCTCTTTCAGGTCGATTATCGCCTCTTTCATACTCAGTTCCGAAATTCTCATGGATTCTTCCGTCGAGACCTCTTTGGCCTTTCCGGCTTTGAGTTGGGACGTAATCACTACGTCTACCGCATCCGCTAGGGTCGGGTTGGACTTCAGCAGGCCCCACAGTTTAGCCGCTCCGAACACGTCGTCGGGCTCTAACTGGACTCCTGCTGTCTGACTCAGTTGCCTTGACAACTGGGTCTTGGTACGTTCCAGACGGCTCTGAATGATTTTGTCTACTGCCCTCTGCTGTTCTTTCGTAAATTTCACGGGGCCTTCCGGTTCCTCGTCCTCGTCAGACTCATCCTCCTCGGCGTCATCCTCGTCGTCGCTGTCTCCCTCAGCGTCCTCCTCGGGTTCTTCATCGTCCTCATCGTCCTCTCCAAGGTCGTCGTAACCGTTGTCCTCGTCCTCTACGTCATCCAGATTGTCGTCCCCGTCGAAGTCGTCCTCTGTCTGAATCATATCTTCTTCGTCGTACGCTTCTACGTTTGAATTTGGTAATTTCATATTCACCCTCCGTTTTAAGGCCGTTCGCCTATCACATTTTACCGTTGTGTGCCGTTAAGATTATTCAACCATACTTGTCAATTTTTGTCAATAACTTTTATACCACTTGTGGTGGAAAGTTTCCTTGGCCTGTCTGAGCGTCGGACATCGCCGGGTCCTGACCGGCCGTCATCATCTGCATCATGATTTGCTCGATGACTTCAGGCGGTGCTCCGCTCTGGGTCAGAATCTGCTCCAACTGCATCATCATGGCGTCGATGGCTCCGGCTCCAGCCTCGGCGTTCGGGTCTCCGGCGTTCTTGCCGGTTACCTCGGCTTCCAGTCTTGCCAGAATCTTCCGACGATTCGGGAAGTCCAGCGTATCCAGCAGAGCCTGACGGTCGATGGCTCCCAGCCGGAACATATCGGCGGCAATCTGTCCCCTTTCGGACTTGACCACAGGAAGGGCGGAATCGGTGTCAATGGCCACATCCCACTCGTAGTCCACTTCGGACAGGATGAGAGCGATGTTGTTCTCCAGTTTCCATTGTTCCCGTGCGGCCTCCAGTTCTGGGTCGATTTCCTCGGCGTCCTCTGGCTCGGCGTAGACGAATCCTCCGTCCTCGCCCACAAGGAACTGCCCATCCTCGCCCACTTCCGGGGTTCCGATGTTCTGGAGTTCCTCTGGGTAGTCGGCGGCCACTCGGTACATCTCGCCTTCGTCGGCGTCCGTGGCCTTCAGGAGCATCTCGTCGTCATAGAACTGGAGCACGATGCTCAGGCCCTTGGTGGCGACGCCCTTCAGGGTGGCTCCGACGCTCTCGCTCATGTTGCTGGTCCGGGTCTCTGCCGAATCCTTGAGTTCCGAGATGGCCCGTCCGGCGGTGATGCCGGTAGGACGGCGTCCCTGCATGACGTCGAAGATACCGGATACGGTCTGCATGGCAGGCTCCACGTCGGACCTGTAGTTGTATATTTCTTGGTTCAATGCCGGAGGCACGTCGTAGTACACGGTCTTGGATGGGTCCCCGTTGACGATGTAGATACGCCCTGCGGTGTTGTCGATGGTGTTGGCGTTCAGCCCGGCCTGTGCCGAGATGTACCGCTGACGGTTGGTCATCAGGGTCAGGTGCTTCATGATTTTGATGTCCATGGCGTCGGCCCGGTCCTGAAGCGGCTCGATTTCCTCGACGGTCCCGGCTCCCCTCGTGTAGTAGTCGTCAGCGGACTCGTCCTCGATGCAGAACCACACGTCATAGGGCAGTTGGTTGTGCTCGTAGACGCTGAACTCCTCCTTCAAGGTGGTCTCTCCGGCGATAGTCACCACATACCAGTCGTTCTCACGGTCCTCGTCCCAGCACCGTATCCACGCCTCATAGACGTCGAATACTTCCCCGACCATGCTCTTGGTGGTGTCGGAGTTGAAGTAACTGTTGTCCCCTTGAGCGTCGGTGTCGTCATACAGGCTGGCGATTTCTAGGTCCTTTTTCTTCCGAACCGGTTCCGCGACCACACCGAAGGTTGCGTAAATCTCCTCGACCGAGACGGAGGGCCGACGCTGAACGACGTATCGAGTGTCCTTCAGGGTGCTGGCCAGCGGGTCTACCAGCATGTTCTCCGGCAGGACGGACTCAAATACGACCTTGTTCTCCTCCGGAGAGAAGTGGGTCTTGATGTACCCGAGGGTGGAAATGAGCCCGTTGTGGACCATACCCTTGGTGGCTTTCTTCAGTTCCCCCTTCTCCATGACGCTGGTCATTACCCGGGTCATGACGTCGGAGGCGATGTCGTCCTGCTCCCCGACGGGTTTCACCGTGATGAGGGGCAGATTCTTCGTCAGGGTGGCCTTCATGGTTTCCACGTTGCCGAAGATGTAGTTGGTGAAGTACACGACGCCCTTGCTGGACATGTCGTTGACCAGATAGGTCAGGCCCCTTCTGTACTTCTTCCGATACCGGTCCCACACGGGGGTCCGGCCCGATAAGGCGGCGTCCGCATCGGCCACGAGGGCCCTCACGGTCTCCACCGGCTTCTCTGCGGCCTGCTGATAGATGCTGGTCGCTATCTTCTTGGTGCTGTCCTTACTCGTCGCCATCTATGACTCCCCCTGTCTGTTTTAGATTGTACGCTATCCGTACATCCTGTGGTAATTGGTCCGGCTTGGTGACGCCGTACGCCATCATGATTTCAATGGGCACCTCTGGGTCTCCGGCCACCTGCTCGTTTATCTTGGCCAGTTCATCCTGAAGTTCTTCCCGCTCCTGCTTCTCCCGTTGCTTGTTCCGAAGGTGGATGCTCCGCTCCATCTTCTTGAACTCATCGTGGCCGTCCTTGAGTCCTTGGGTGTACCCAGTAGCCTCTCCGACGGCCCTGCCGTCCCGGAATCCGACCGTACGCCCGAAGTTGAACCCCTTGCCGTACATCACGAACCCGATGGCTATGGCCAGTATCACGACACAGGCCAGCATTATAATTTCATAGTATGCCATTCCAGTTCCTCCTCTCCTCTGCTTTCCAGCATGTTCAGTAAGTATTCCACAGAATCCTTCCGTGGACCTTCATTCCTTCCGCCGCCTGCGATTCCGCCAGTAAAACTCGGCTCCCCGTCAAACAGCATGGCCACGACGTCCGCTCGGTCCGGGGAGGTCAGCCCCCGCTTCTTCACGTCCTCTTTGGACTCCAGCATGTAGCGTCCGGCCCCGTCGAACTTATATTTCAACGCCGTCAACTGGCCCACAAGGGTCTCATCTGGCGGTATGTTTATCTCGTTCTTTCGGAAGGCTTCCCGGAGATTGAACCACGACTCCGTCCTACGGTTCACGAACTTCTCCGGCATGTACGCCCGCTCCTGAGCGACGTAGTCAATGGCGTTGTAGCCCCATGCCCGCAGGATGTCCGCTACCCCGGCACCGATACCAACGGCGTCCACCCGGATGTACTCCGGCTTCTCCATGTCCGCTACCCGCTTGCAGGCTTTGGACAGGGTGTAGACGTCCACGTTGTTCATGACCTCGTACCGGGGCATGGAATTGCCCCGCCGGATGCCGATGACGCTCTCGTCGTCCCCGAACCGGGCCACGTCCACCGCCATGGAGCAGGTGTCCTTGGCCTCGAACTTCAACTCCCGCTCCTTGGCCCGTAGCACCCATCCAAGTGGTATCATGGTGTCCGTACCGATGATGGGGAAGGCCCCCAGCACACGGGATTGGAACGCCGGCGAGTCCTCGCCCCATTCCGACAGCCGCTCCGACACCCATTGGGGCGTAATCAGGGCCGGGTAGATGGTGTTGTGGCCGGTGGTAACCCACGACCCGTTCTTGATGGATGCAAGGTCTATGCCATTTTCTGTAAAATTCGGCGTATCGAAGGCCGAAATATGGATTTTCTTGTAGAGCGGGCTCGAAAAGGCGTCGTAGAACCGTCCGGAGGGCTCCGTCGGGTTCCCGATGACCAGTAATCTGGCCCCTTTGGACGTCAGGATGGCGTCCATACCCTCCCAGATGGGGGGCTCCACACCCGCCGCTTCGTCGATGACGCCCAGAATGTGCTCCGCATGGAACCCTTGGAACCGGTTGGGGTCATCCGTGGACAGCCCGACGGCGAACCACTTGGCCCCCAGCGTCCACGAGACGTTCAGGCACTTACCTCCGAGGGGGTACCGGCTGTTCCGGTGGATGTTGTTGATTTCCTGCCACAGGAGTTGCTGGACCTGACGGGCCGTAGGTGCCGTGGAAACGATGATGGAGTTGGGGTAGCAGGTCAGGAACCACGCACAGGTGTTGGCCGTGGTAAAGGTCTTACCGGCCCCGTTGCAGGACCGCACGGCAGTCCGGGAGTTGTCCCGTACGCTCCGCATGATTTCGCTCTGTTTCGCCCATAGTTTCGTCATTCCGACCACATTCTCCACAAAAAAGGTCGGGTCCTCCCGGCCTTTCGTGTATAGGTCCACAAGGTGCTTGTCGAGTCCTCCTGCCATGTTAGTTCACCTTCCCGGCCCAGTTGTACATGTGGAGCATCAGCGTGTATACTGCCTCCTCCGTGCTCATCCCCCGGTTCGGCGTGGCGTCGATTTCCGCCCGGCCCTTATCCGAGGAATAATAGGCTCTCAGGCCCTCCTCCAGTTTCGTCAATGCTTCCTCCCGGGTTTCCGTTGTCTGGCGTATCTCCCGGTATTCCTGATGTATCTCTGCTATCGTCTTGGCCATCTGCTACCTCCTCAAAATCTGCATCTATAACGTTCACCGCCGGGGCCTTCAGCGTCTTGGCCGCTTCGCTGGCCAAATCCGCCCATGTGTGGACCACATTCCCCGATACGTTGATGTCCTTGGTCTCTTTCCGTGCATACCGCTCCGGCTTGTACGCCTTCATGGCCTCCTTCATCAGGGTATCCGACCCGGTCATCGCCCTTCGGAACAACTCCTCCTCCAGCGTATCGGTCACCATCTCGAGGGCCTCGTTCAGGCACGCCCGGAACTCCGGGTCCTCGTTCCACTTCTGCACGACGCTGTACGGCACCCCAGCGGCCTTCGCCGCCGCCGTTTTCGTCCCCCTCGTGGCGAACTGGATAATATACATCTGCTGTTGGGGCGTCAGGTCCGACCCGGTGAAATCAAACAGTTTCCCCGCATCCGCCACCAACTCCATCCCCTCCCGCAGGGGGTACGGAGCCATGGTCATCCCGGCGACGCCCTGCACCGGCAGGGGCTTCAGCCCTTCCTCCTCGGACTCCTCCGGGAACCCGAACTCCAACTCCTCGTCCAAAATCTCGTCAAAATCCACAAAATTGCTCATTCTCGCACGCTCCTCTCTCCCCTGATTTTACTACAGGCCGACAAAGACGTCAACCACAAACAAAAACACGCCGTTGAGGGGGGGCGTGTTTCTGCGTCGTGTTGCGAACTAAAGAGAGCAAACTGTTCCGTTGCTTGGAGGAAATCGAGCCGGAATTGTCAGAGGGTCCGACGCTTTCCACCTTCAGTATAGCCGACGCCACCGTTCCTGTCAACACGAAAAAACCCCGGTCACCCGGGGCAAAGTTTAGAAAAGACTTGACGTTGATTCATTTGTTGTTTTTAGGTTGATGTCGATTATCCCTATTCGAGTGTTAACCTATTTTACTATCCCGTTGCCTCTAAGTTCCGCAACGAGTTTGTTGAACGCCGCCACAAAAGCGTCAAACTCAGCCTTTGTGGGCGTCGCTCCAGCCGCTACCACTACCGTCGCAACGGGCGTAGCACTCTCCAAGGCTAAATTCTGCCCGGTGACGATTGCTTTTACCAATCCGCTCATCCTCTCTCCTCCTTTCTCCAGTAGATTATCTCCACACGCTCCTAGCCGGCGTTTTATCTTACTTGGCCCGGCTGAGCCGCATTTCAATCAATGTCATGACCGCATAATTCGCTAAGTCCATCAGGGTGTCGTCGAGGCTCTCGTCGAGGGGGTCCAGCCCCGTCTCTACCAGCGTCCCGAACCGCTGGACCTTATCCTCCAGCCGGAGTGCCGCCGCTACCGGCCCATATTTCCGGTACGTCTTGCCGAAGGAGTCGTCGTACCGCTTGTTCTTCTCCCGGTACAGGGCGAACATTTCCAGCGTGATATTTGTAAACTCCCTCTCCTGTGGCGTAGGCGGCACCGGGTTAAACGGCCCCTTGGCCATCGCCTCGCACTCCGCTATCCTCTGTGTATGAAACCCCATCGCTTCCTCCTCCCTCGCTTGGTTCAGCCAAGCCAACTCATCGTGTGTCATTCTACCCTCCATACCTGCACGTCCCGCACCACCCCCCGGCTCATCGCCGTGTCGTAGTCCGAAACCAGCACGTCTATCGTCCCCCGGGGCACGCCGGTGTCCTCCACCGTCCGCACACCGTAGCCGTCAATCAACAGCACCGTCCCGATGGGAAAGTCGTCCGGATGGGCCGCTACCCACAAGTCCACCCCGTCCGTGGCGGTTCTCCCGCTCGCCGTCCGATTCGTCCCCGTGACCCACGGCTCGTAGTGGGTGACCTTGTACGTCCCTACCGGCACGAGGCTCGTCTCCGGCTCCGCTGGGTGCTCGACCCTCGCCGGTTTCTCCACCCGAACTGGCGTCTCCGTCACCACAGGCTCCGGAGCCGGCCAAAACGTCCCCAGCAACAGCCAGAACGCAAACGCCGTCACCAGTATCAGCAAAATCTCCCGCTCGTACCACCTCAATACCCACACCCCACCTTCTCCAGCACCTTCAGCGAATCCTTCAGGTCCTTCATCTTCTTCGTCAGCGTCGGCATCGACGCCGTCGCCGCCATCACGTCGCCCTTAGCGACCCACATCCGCAGTTCCTCGACCATCCCGGTCAGGTCCTCCAGAATATCATCGGTAGCGTCCATAATCTCTTTTAATTCCTCGCTCATCAGATTACCTTCCCCCCATGCTTGTACGCTCTCGTACAAGCATGGGGGGAAGGTAATCTGATGAGCGAGCG